GTCCGGTTTGGGTATAATCGAATTGAAAGAGACCACCCATGTCCACTTTGATTGGATTACCAGAAGCGTAGGCACCGGCGGTGACGGTACCATTGCCCCTAGCATCATAAGCGGCCAAGGTGACTCCGGAAGAACGGAGGTTCAAAAGAGGATTACGGTCAATGTTAACAGTAGAGCCAATAAAACCGGTGATAGATGTAGGTGAAGTATTAATAAGAACAGTATTTTTAACAACACCGGCACCAAAAGCGAATAAACTAAGAAATTGTTTTTGGAGAATGTTACAGGCCTTGGCCGGCATAACAAGGTTATTGCCTTGAATGACAGCTTCGGTAGTACGGGGAGCACCATTAACATGAAGATTAAAATACTTGGTACTAAGAGTGTTACTGCTAGCGAAATCAATATATTGGGAACATAATATTTGACGGGGTTCAACTTCGTCAAAAGGAAAAGGGTACGGATTTGATTCTAATATGGAAGCTTCACTAGGAGGTGGCAACAAATCAGAGCCGGGTGTGTCACCGAAAAGCTGAATGGAGTCGCCACGTGGAACAAGTCTAGAGGAAAGTTCCTCGTCTAAAGATGAGAGCATGAATGTAGAAGCTGTAACTACTTGGTCTGGAATTGGTTGATCAGTGGCTGTAATAGAAACAGGAGCCGGAAAAATTGTGGACCCGGTGGGAGGAAACAAGACGAGACTTCCATCGATAGCGACTCCACTACGAGCAGAATGCTGCGTTTGGGAGCCACCAACGGGGAAGCCAGCACGAGGGGCGGGGCCCGCGCGCTTAATGTCAAGAATCCAAGTCTCGGGAAGGATATGAATAGTAATAACGGTATCATTTTGTGAAGAACCAACAGGAGCCAATTGAAAATTGTGGTGAGTGGGAACAGTGTTTTGAATGTCGAAATTGGTGTGTTCTGCGTCATGCCACCCATAACCTAAAGGAAGGGTGTTGTACACAGGAAGATCAATGATGAAGGAACCGTTTTCGGCGATTGCTTTTTGCAGCTCAGAGGAAGAAATGGATATAACCTCGGCTCCATTGGGAATTAATTGCGAAACATTTGGATAGATAGGAGGAACAATAAACTTACGTCTAATAGTGTTTTTACCATTTGAACTTTCATAACATAAAGAAGTGATAGGAACGGGACGAACA